GTTTCCCAGTCACGATCGTCCTAATACCAACCGCGCCCGCAGATAAACCACAGCTATGATGCTCATCGGTAAATGCTTCGCATGCAAGAAGTACAGACTCTTCGTTCGCAGGCGAAAGCTGATGATCCCAGAGTCTGCGAGTAACTCAAAGGTGGAAGCCACCAGTCGAGAGAACTTCTGCGGTGCATGCTTTAACAAAGTTAAGAAACGCATATATGAAAACCAAAACAACCAAGCCTAAGTCAGAGACAGAGGAAGTCCCAGAGGTCGGCGTAGCAGTCCCGATGCCAGGCATACCAGAGATAGAGCCAAAGGACTCATCAGACTACTTCGTCATTCATCAGGCCTCAGACGGCAACTGGAAAGGCAAACGAGTCCACGGGGACAAGGTAACAGAGTCCCGCGCAGGCAGTCCCGATACCGCATTACTAGAACTCATAACCCTCGGGTAACATGAACCCGACCGTGAAAGGCATCAAGAGAGAGACAGGCGGTAGGTGCAAAGCCACAGGCTGTCTAGGCAACAGAGCGCACGGCTCGTCAAGGTGTATATTTCACTCCTGGTTGCATAAGATAAAAGAAAACGTATGGCAAAAGACGAACTAAACATAAACGAAGCACTCGCGGATGTAGAGTTCTCCGCGCCGAAGCATCCAGGGGGCAGACCCACTGTTGTAACAGACGTTGTACTCGCCAAACTTGAAGCCGCATTCTCAATGGGCTGCACAGACAATGAAGCCTGCATCTACGCGGATATTCATCCATCTACATTGTACGAATACCAGAATAAGACCCCAGGGTTTGCCGAGAGAAAAGTGCTACTCAAAGAAAAACCCATCTTGCGCGCCAGAGTAACTGTGATAGAGTCACTAAAGAAAGACGTAGGCTCTGCGTGGAAGTACCTCGAGAAGAAAGACCCGAGCCTCGGCAACAAACAAGCGCTAGACGTAACGACCAAAGGGGAGAGCCTCAATGGATCGCAGGAGCTCATCAGTGAATTAACAAAGAAACTCAATGGAATACACAGAGGAAATGGTGTCGGAAGCCATGGAACGCCTACCAGCGCTCTGGGTGACGAAACACAAGATTAAGAACGAGAGCGGCTTCGAGCTCGACTTCACAAAGCGCAGGTTCCTGTGGGATATGTACAATGACCTCTCCCCACTGCAGGTAGAGCTCAAACCTCCACAGATCGGGGCGACAGTGAAGAACACACTCAAAGCGCTCTACGTAGCAAAGAAGCTCGGGCGGCAGATCATCTACACACTGCCAACACAGTCAGACGTGTCAGACATGGTGGGCGGCTCGTTCAACCGTATCATCGCCCAAAACCCTATCCTCATGGACTGGGTAAAGGAGCACGACCGCGTAGAGCAGAAGTCAGTCGGCGACAGCATCATCTTCTATCGAGGGACATTCACATCAAAGTCCGCGATGATGGTGCCGTCTGGACTGAACATTCACGACGAGGTAGATGCAAGTAACCAGGCAGTCATCACCCAGTACGAAACACGTCTGCAGGCTCAAGAGGACGGTGGCTGGCGGTGGTACTTCTCCCACCCCTCACTCGCAGGCCACGGGGTAGATGCATACTGGCAAAAGAGCGACCAGAAAGAGTGGTACGTCACCTGTAAGCACTGCGGGCTCGAGCAATACCTACGATGGGAGGAGGACAGGCGCATACTAGATAACATAGACCGCACGAACGAGGTGTACTGCTGCCTCGAGTGCCGCAAGGAGCTGGACGACGACACACGCATCAACGGCAGGTGGAAGAACAGAGATGGCGTACCGTGGGACGGTGAGATAGTAGGTGGGTACGAGTTCAGCGGCTGGCACACCTCACAGCTCATGCTCTACAACAAGACCGCGAAGCAGATCATCGAAGCCCGCAAAGACCCGCTCAAGGATACGCAATACTTCTTCAATTACGTCTTGGGGCTGCCATTCGTAGGTGGAGAGAACCGCATCACCACAGACCAAGTGCTCGCGAACTGCGTAGACCTCGTGAATGATCAGGAGGGACCAATAGTCCTCGGCATGGACACAGGTCTCGGCATACACTTCACCATGATGAACGAGCAGGGCGTATTCTTCTACGATAACGTCACAGAGATAACCGCGACCAGCACACCATACGACACCATAGAGAGACTGCTCATACGCTACCCGAAGCTCATCGTGATATCAGACCAGGGCGGTGACCTCATCGGCGTGCGCAAGCTCCAGGCGAAGTACCCAGGCCGCGTCTTCCTCGTCTACTACAACAAAGACCGCAAGACGAAAGAGCTGTTCGAATGGGGCGAGGGAGAGGAATACGGCAAGGTGCGCGTAGACCGTAACCGCATGATGACGCTCGTAGTGGAGCAACTCAAAGACAAGGGGCGCATACCTCTCAATGGCAGCAAGGAGGACTTCACCGAATACTCAAAGCACTTCGCGAACATGTACCGCGAGAAGATAGTCGTAAAGGAGACACCAGGCAAAGACGACGCATCCCTCTACGGGGCAGAGTTCGTGTGGAAGCACAAAGGCCCCGACCACTACGCACACACACTGCTCTACGCATACCTCGGCTGGCAACGCTTCGGAGGTGGCATGGCAAAGATAGTAGGCGACGACCCACTCGCAGGATTACCGAAAGGCCAGATTGTCGAGGGACAGGAAGTCGTGGCAATGATACCGAGGGGCGCGTTCACAAATCAACCGAAAGTATAGTTGTCCACAGGGCACACACGAGCAAACTTGACAGAATAGTTTATACTTACCGCATATGGCAGATGTCGATAACTTCATGCTCAACGTCCTAGGCGTGACAGACCTAGTTGAGAATGACATCAACAAAGTGGCACAGACCACTGCACAGTCGCCCGAGGGCGCAACAGGAGAAAAGCGCGACGTCCTCGACATCGACATGACCGACGAGGAACTCCTCAAAATGCGCGACCAGTACGAACAGGACTATGCAAAGTATGAGGGCATCCTCAAACCGCGCGTGGAGAAGATCCGCAAGTCCTATCTGGGCAAGACTGCGGACGGATCATACCTAGACGAGAACAGCACAAGCGTAGCGAACCTGCAATTTGAAGCAGAGGAGACATTCCTCGCAGCCGCACTCGCAAAGAACCCAGAGCCAGTCGTATATGCAGACAACTCACCAGAGGGGGCAGCGATGGCAAACGCCGTCAAGACAATGCTCCAGTATCACTCCGACCAGCTCGTGATACGCCGTAAGCTCACGCTCATGGTTCGCCAGTGGTCAGTACACCTCATAGGCGTGCTGAAGCCAGGATGGAACCACCGAATAAACGACGTGGCTATAGATAACGCAAAGGCAGGTGACTACATCTTCGACCCGAAAGGCCATGTGGACGCGTACGGTGACTTCACAAGCTGGTTCGGTGAGCGCAAGAAGATCCGCGCAGACAAGCTCGTCGAGATGTTCCCAAAGAAAAAGACAGATATAAGCCTCGCGGTGGCAGGCCAGATGGGGACAGAGGTGACATACACAGAGTGGTGGCCATCAGACGAATACTGCTTCTACACGTTCAAGACCATCGTCCTCGATAAGCACAAGAACCACCTCTACAACTGGCCAGAGCCAGAGCTAGATGGAGCGGGCATGCCACGTATAGATCCAGAGACATTGAAGCCAATGATGACAAAGCCCCGCAACCACTTCGCGCACCCAAAAAAGCCAGCCATCTTCCTCTCCGTCTTCTCCCTCCAGGAGCAGCCACACGACATCACGTCCCTCATCGAGCAGAACATCGCAAACCAAGACCGCATCCGCACACAGACAGAGCAGATCGACACGAACATAGCAAGCTCAAACAACGGCTACGCGTTCAGTGAAGCGAACTTCAACCAGGAGACAGGTAAACAGGCATCGAACGCCCGCAAGAAAGGCAACCCGATCCTTATCCCACAAGGCGGCCCGATGAGCGAAGCAATCATGCCACTCCCAGCACAGCCACTCCCAGAGGGCTACTTCCGCATGCTCGAGACACACAAGAACGACCTCAAGAACTCGTGGGGTATCCAAGGCATCGCATCACAGCAGCCAGATGAAGACCAGACAGCCCGTGGCATGATCCTGAACCAGTCACACGACACGTCACGCATCGGCGGGGGCATCGGAGATGCTATCGAGCAGGTGGCAGACAACACATTCAACTGGCTCGTCCAGCTCTACTACGTGTTCTATGACGAGGAACACTTCGCGGCAATCATGGGCGGCAACAAGGCGATCGAGTACGTCACACTTTCGCAAGCGAACCTAACCAAGCAGGTGATCGTCTCCGTCGCGCCAGATAGCCTCAAGCCAAAGGATGAGGTGACACAGATGAACCTAGCGCAGGCACTCTTCGATAAGAAAGCAATCGGCCCGAAGACCCTCCTCAAGATGCTAGACTTCCCAGATGCAGAGCAGGCAGCAGCAGACGGCGTACTCTACGCACTCGACCCGATGGCATACTTCCAGCTGAACTTCCCAGAGGAGTTCGCGAAGATGCAACAGTCACAGATGGAGCAGGCACAGATACAGATGGCACAGCAGGCAACGGCAGCAGGCATGACCGCTGGAGCGGAAGCCGCAGCCGTCCCGCCCGAGCAGGCCAACGGCGAGCCAGCAAAGCCCGTCTCCCTCCTTGGATCGTGACTGGGAAAC